AAATGGCGATACAACGATTACAAATACCGCCCCAATAATGATTCCTAGTCTTTTCATTTTATAAATCCTCCTCTTTGACGATTGTAAATTCACGGTCATTTATATTTAAAGGTAGAACTACCCCTTCTAAAACTTGCTTACCTAAAATCAATTGTATCTCTAAAATATTTTGCTCATCTTCCATCACTCCACCTCCTCAAAATAACTATGAAATTTACTTAAATTGACAATAGCGACCTCTTCAACAGAATGCTTTCCGATGTCAAAGTCTGGATCATTCTTCCCAAACTCTTTTTCTATAGCTTTTTCAGCCAGAAAAGGCAAATCGAATATACTTGCCCCATTTCTTAAAGCGAGCGCTTGACCGTATTTGTTCACTATTCGATACCCTATATCAAACGGTCTGATTTCCCTTGGGACTTTTATGCATTTACTTTGATTCTTCATTCCTTCTTCAAGTGTTTGTGTCATCACTCCACCTCCTCAATCTCAATACCTGGGCAATCAAACACCCAGCCGACCCCTGCTTCTTCTAGTTGTTTGCGAGTAAATTTTGTAGCTAGTCCGCCCATAGAGAAGAATAGTTTCTTATCCATAGCATTATAATATAGCGGTTGTTTTGTTGCTTTCGTCACTACTGTATACCGCTTCTCTTTCTCGACCTCGTAGCCGTCAAGCCAAGCTCGAGCGAATGTTTCCATGTTATTTTTTGTATAAAGCCACTGATCCACTTGTTTGTTAATGAGTGACGAATTCATGGCATCTTGTAAATCACGTCCAATTTCTTTTGAGTGTTCGATATGTTCCGCTACAAACTGCGGAACTTTGACTGGTTGCGGTTCATCTATCAGACTAACAATATACCGCTTCTCTTCCTCGACCTCGTAGCCGAACTGGTGCATGTTGACGAGGGTTTGAATAGGATTTTCTCTGCTATTATTAATCCAATTATTAAACTCTCTATTTTCTGATTTTTTAGCCTCATCCCTGAAAGCAATCCAATCCCAAACATTAAATTCAAAAGAATCCTTATTCTCTTCATACCAATCCGCCACAAACTGCGGTACTACGACTTTAATTTTGGATTTATCAACGATGTCGTCTGTAATATAAATATTATTGTTGGGTACATTGAGAGTTTGCCCGTATTCCAATCTAACAACATTTTCAACGCACTTGTTCTCATCCACATCAAAACCGACTATTTTCCCTTTCAAGAGAACTTCATCCCCTATAAAAAAGTTAAAGCGTGGTGTTTCAATTAGATCTTTATTCATTTTCCACCTCCTCTATATCAAACTCTAATCTATAATGCCCTTTTTCCTCACTTAAGCCACCATAAACAAAGGATAACTTTTTGATAACCTTATGATTATCATCTGTCCAAATACCTGCATCAGTCATGCCATCAATGATAGCCTTGACTGTCGGATACAAGTTAGGTGGATCTAATTTAGACTTAGTAGGGCTGTAAATTGTAACTGTAACCTCACAAGGGTTAGAGGGGCTAAAAGCAGCCCTCCCTTTATCCTTGTTCATTGATGTATGCCAATAAGCAAAAGCTCTAATGCGCTTAGTAACTTTAGCCTTATCTGTTTGATGTTGTCTGTCATTACTATTGATAACCATGTTTAGAGATTTTAGCTTAGTATTCCGAGGCAAAGAAAACTCAAATTTCATTTTGATTACCTTAAAACTCAATGTTTTCAATTTCTGCACGCTGTTCAAGGATCTTGAGATATGCACACATTGTATAGTGTTGAGTTTCAAGTAACTCAATAGGACATTTTAGTTTAAAATCAAGTGTTCCTACGTAATAGTTACTAATCATCAAACTTAACTTATTGGTGCGCTCTTTTAATTGTTTGTATTCTTCAATCATCCGTTGTTTGTAATCACTCATTTTAATTTCCACTTTCTTATGCTAATACTGTGATATGTTTTTGGTCTGCTAGTTGCTCTTTTAGATAGGCTGCAATGTTTCCTACTGCATCAGCTACCCAACGCTTACCATCTGCCTCAAATAAAGCCATATTGGCTTGCTTATCAATCCTAAAGACAAATAGGCTTGCCGGTTGCTCAACCTCGCTAAATGTACGATATGGGCGCAATGTAACCGGATTAGGTGCTTTGCCTTTAGCAAGGCTTGCCACCCCTGTTTTAACTGTTGCTACTTGAGATACTCCATTATCTTCAATTTCAGCCCCATTCTCAATTTTCAATGCGCTAGCAAATTCTAGCAATGTGCCACGATCGTTATCGTCAATAAAGTTTGATTGCAACATGATATTGAACTGTTCCAATGATAGGAAACGGCCAAAAGATAACTCTGGGATGCGTGCCTTAACATCAACAAGCAATGTGCGATGTTCGATCTCATCATTTTCAGACCACACACAAACCTCATCGTTTTTCTCAACTGCTACAATCAAGCGTTGGTTTTTCAAATTGTTTAGGTCTGTTTTGAGATAGTCAACAAGGCTTGTCAAGGTTGATAGCTCCAGAGTTTTAGGATAGCGTTTAGGGTCAAGTTCTTTGAGGTTGAATTTGTTGGCATCATAATACTCTGTTCCATCTGCAGCTGTTAAAATTTCCAAACCATGCTCATTTAGTTCTACTGCGTATTCCAATGCTGATTTAAGATTTTCTGTTGTCATATTAGTTACCTACTTTCTTTTTGTTGAAATCAATAATATCTGATTTTGTTTCTGCTTGTTGTTCAATTTCTGCCACTGGTTGCCCAATATCCGTCAGAATTTCTCCGTTTTCATCAAAATACATTTGACCAGGTACTGTACTTTTCAGCTCGTTAGCATGTACTTGTCCTGTATCAAAATCACGCCCAATAAGAATTGTTGTAGCTACTCCATTTTGAGGCGCAAATTTTGATTTCACCTCCATGGTAGTATCAACAACTGTACGCTCTTCATTTGCTGACATTGTAAGTGTGATAGTCACTTTTCGTTTTGCTTTCGCATCTGTATTTAGGTCAAGGATGTTATCAAAGACTTTTTCAAGCTCTTTGTCTAGTTTCTCCTGTAATCCTCCATCTGCAATGTGGGTTAGATCTAACCCAATAAGTTTTTTATCCATATTGTCCTCCTGCTTTAAATTAAGCTAATTTGAAATAGCGCCATCAAATACTTTCATCTAAACACCTCCCCACCATCTGAGTACCATTTGTTTTTAAGTACATGACGTGCAATCTCACATTGCACTTGTGGTTTCTGATAATAATCCACTTTTGCCTTGTGCTTTTTGATAGCTTGCATAGTGTGAATTGTAACAATCGCTGCCCATGTGATAGACATCAAAGTTGTAAGTACCATAACGATTTCAATTTTTGTCATTTTCTGTTTCCTTTTCAAATTGGTTTAAATAGGGTTAATTTCCTCCTAACCCCTGTGCTATTGCAGAAATAACGTTTACTGTTACGCTATTGCCTGCTTGCTTGTATAATTGACTGTTAGAGTTGACCTCCTGCGCCTTATCAAAAGCCCAATCAGGAAAACCTTGTAACCTCCAGCATTCTCTAGGTGTCAGCTTTCTAATCCTAAAATCAGGCTCAACCACACCTTGACTCTCTCCAGTTAAGAGAGTATTTGCTATCTGCTTACCTACTCGCCCTCTGCGTGTTTTAGAGTTTGGATGCGATAGGTTTACACTATCTCCAATTTCAGCCTCTTGGTAGCCTTGCTTGGTTGCTTCTTTTACTCTGATTTTAGGTTCAAGATTTCCTCCTTGATACGCTCTGATTGTTGGTGAAATACCATCAATCTCATAAACAACGTCGCTTTGATTGTAGTTTGGTTGCAGAACACCAAACTGCTTTATTTCATTTTCAATTAAAACTTTTAACGGATCTTTTTGTGTCGTAGTACTACACAGGGTGGGAGCTAATGAGTCATTTGAGACGACATCACCACTTTGCGATTTCCCTTTTTTTCTAATATTTCCAACCTTGTTTATTTTTGGTTGTTCACAAGTAATCGCTGCACCATCTCCGCTGAGAGGAAATACCTTTCGTCCACTTCCTCCTCTAAGATGTCCGATAATGAACACACGTTCCCGATTTTGGGGGACTCCAAAATTTTTGCTGTTAAGCACTTGCCATTCCACATCATACCCCAGTTCATCCAACGCTGAGAGGATGACCTCAAAGGTATTTCCTCTGTCGTGGTTGAGGAGTCCCTTAACGTTTTCAAGGAATAGATATCTGGGTTTGAGAATAGATGCGAACCTTGCGATTTCAAAGAAGAGAGTTCCTCTTGTATCTTCAAATCCTCGTCTGTTTCCTGCAATGCTGAAAGCCTGGCACGGAAATCCTCCACAGATAACATCAACATGTCCGATTCCTCGAATAGTGTCATCTGATACTGTTGTGATGTCATGTAATTCAATTTCTCCTTTCGTATCGTGTATAGCTTTATAACTAGCTCTAGCGAATTTGTCTATTTCACAAAATCCTATACATTCATGCCCGGCTGATTCCATGCCGATCCTAAAACCTCCAATGCCAGCAAATAAGTCTAAGAATTTCATAACTTAACTAGAATATCCCCTTTCGCTAAAACGGTAAATCATCATCACTAATATCCAATGGATTTGTGGGTCTGCCAAATGGATTGTTATCACGGGTGAAATCAGGAACTAGATTTGTTGTGTTCCCCTCAAAGGAACTGCCTTGTTGCCCGTAACTATTTCCATTTTGGAAATTGTTCCCTTGGTTATTTCCATTTTGGAAAGAACTGCCTTGATTACTGTAGCCCTGCTGCTGATAACCGCCATGATGGTCTTGATGACCTTGAGTATTTTGCTGACTGTTACGGCTTTCCAACAGTTGAAAATTACTGGCAACAACTTCTGTGACATAAACACGTTGACCTTGCTGGTTATCATAGCTACGTGTTTGAATTACTCCTGTAACTCCGATAAGAGAGCCTTTTTTAGCCCAATTAGCAAGATTTTCAGCTAACTGTCTCCAGATAACGCAATTGATAAAATCAGCCTCACGCTCTCCAGCCTCGTTCTTAAATGGACGGTTTACAGCAAGAGTAAACGTAGCAACCGCAATATTAGATTGCGTGTATCTCAGTTCGGCATCTCTTGTAAGTCGCCCTACTAAAACAACGTTATTTATCATTTTGCACCTCCTCTACTTCTGATACCTTGATTTCATTTGAACCAAACTTTAATAAGTCGGTATATCGTTTCACAAACTCAATAGCAGCCATAAATGAATTTTCTGCATTGATTTCTGACCCCAAATCAAGATCTGCAATTTTGCCACTGACATAAAAACATCTCATAGGTCTGACTCCTTAACAAACACACCATCCACCATCTTTCCTTGACGGTCTTTTATTTCATTCCATGCCAATTCAAGGCACTCTGTCAAAGTCAAATCAAATTTCTTAGCAATAAACATCAGATAAATAGCAATGTTACGGCTACTTAACTGAATTTGAGTGCGTGCGTTAATGCGATTTGTATTAGTTGAAACATCAACCAAACCACGCGCAATCAACCCAATTTCATTAGCAATGTGCAAGTACAGTAACTCTACTGACCACTGATCTACATAATGAAAGTTATGCTGTCCGTTCTCATCTGGATTGAGAGACAAATGGATTTTAGAAAAGTTCATCTGTTGAGCTAGGATAGTTAAGACAACCATCATATCTCCAACACTATCAGCTATCTTTTCCTTATCCTTTCGTACTGTCGCACCATTGAGCTCCCCCCACTCTTCATTGAGTTTGAGCATTTGAGATAATGGGCTTGCTTTGTCAAGCTCCTTAGCTGTTGACCAACCTTTTACATTTTCAATCAGTTCATTAAATTTCATCGAGCATACCTCTTACTGCAATATTCACGTTCTAAGCTATCTAGCCCCACTTTTAAATACTCGATAGAGTAAATAGCAAGGCTTTTCTTTTCAATTTGTGTGAGAGGCCTATTAGCCTCCTCAAACTCTAAAATAAGTTGATACTTTCTAAATTCCACCTAACCCTCCAAAGTTTCAAAACTGATAAAGTTATCCTCAAGCCATTCTTTCAACTGATCAAGCTGAGATTTCCCACCATGCAAAGTCAAACGCAAGTCAATTGTTAAAGGCTCGCTAGGCTCAAATTTTGCCACCTCTCGCGCATTGTTTTGAGGTTCTGGTGTAATTGTACCCTGTTCCAAAATCTCGCCTGTTTCGGCATCGTAAGCCTTGATATTCGCATTAGCATTTTTCTTGGCCGATTGAGCAATTTCTTCAAGTCGTTCAGCTTTTGCTTTTTCTTGGATTTCTTTCTGCTCCTTGCGTGCAATCTCAGCATCTCGATCAGTTTTCATCATCTTGAGAATATCAACAAGACTCTTACCATCTTCAAGATGTCTGATATAGCTATCAGCTGGCAAATCGTACTCTTGAGCTTGCTCTTGGATAGCTTGCTTGTTAGCCTTGTATTCTTCCAGGGCATCAAATTCTGAAAGTACTAAGCCATCCATTTCATCAAGTGTTGTCTTTTTCAGCTCATACTTGCCTGTTTTAAAATATTTCTTGAGGCTGTACTCATCGTATTTGTCAGCGAATGTGGATTTTTCAATCCCTGCGACCATACACTTATCCTCAAATGTAGCACGCACGACATCCACGCGCATCAATCGTTCATGTTCATCAATCGCATTAAGTCCTGCTGACATAGCATCTGTTACGGCCTTAATAGGCTTGATGACTTTTTCTTTGACCCACTTATCAAAGTCTTTTGCCGGCTCATTGATTTGTCGGTTAAAATCTTTGCGTTGAGTGTCTAAGCTCCCAATCAGCTTATTAAAGCGGGTTCGCTCTTCATAAACTTCTTTGTAATTATCAACAGTAACCTCGCGACCGCTATACTGTGCAATGGCTGTGGCTACTCGTGCCTCAATCGCCTCACGGTCAACATTAATTACTGCAGGTTGGAAATCTACCTTAATTTCTGTCAAGCTATTAGTTACATCTTTTACCATGTTTAATTACCTCTCTTTGCTTTTGCCTTTGCTAGTTGTTCAGTTAAATAGTTTTTCAATACCTCGTAGTCACCAACTTGTACTCTATGAAAATCTTGTAAACCTTTTAATTTTTCAGATAGTACATAGTTAGCAAGCGTATCGAACGGCATCCCTTTAATTTTTGCAATATCATTTATAAGGTCGTTAATTTCTTGATATTGAGTGTTGTCAATATACCTTACTTGATTTTGTCCTTGGGCTTGCTGATTTCCTTGTTGTTGCTGTTGACCTTGTTGTTTGAGTTTCTGCTGATCGTTTTGCTTATGATACTCATTGCTATCAGCATCTTTATTATCATCAATCAAGAAAAGACCACTTAAAGCATATTTTCTAGCATAACTTGATGCTGCACCAGTGATTTGTGAACCATCCATGCCTTTCTTGTTCTCTTCCTCTCTCGCCCTTGCCTTTACTGTGATTTCCTCATCAGTTTCAACATCAGCAAAAACAATAGTGGCCACAAGGTAATAACGTTCTCCGATTTGTTCGATGTAATCATCCTTACAGTAGCAAACTGTATTATTACCAACTAGCAATGGTTTCAGAGCCTCCATAATATCCTCTGCGTTACGATAGCTGTACTTGCCAAAGTTGTTGTATTGCCCTTTAGGGGCTTTCAAGTCACGCTGGATATTCAATAGCTTTTTTCTTAGTGTTTCTGCCATTTGTCACCTCCAAATTTATCCTCAAGGTGTTTTTCATAGTTGTTAAAAAATATCTCAATTACTTCGCTGTAAATAGATACAGCTTTTTCCTCATCGGATGCTGAGAGGTCAGTATTAGTATCAACTCCAAAACATAACAAGGCAAATTTTCTTGCTATTTCATGTAATTGATTAGCACTCCCAATTCTTTTGAAACTAGGTGCTTGATTAAAGCGATTGATTGAGGCGAACTCAAATCTGTACGGGTCTGGGTGATATATTGATGCTGACAATTCCACCATCTTTCTTAGGATCGGGTATTTCAGATGTAACTCGCTTTTACGCTTTAAGATTGATGTGCTTTTATTAAAGATAGTATTACTTGTCACCTTACCGTTTTCACGAATAGCATCTGAAATAAGTTGCTTCAGCTCACCTCTAGTAATTGTAATTTCTTGATTATCTAAATTTTCCATTCTTACACCTCTTACACCTCGATTTTTTTATTGAGAAAATCAATTACGGAAACACCAGCCAAATCAGCAATTTTCAACATGGTAGGTAATTTAGGTGCATTTCGCTTGTGTTCCCAATTACAAACCACTGCTTTTGATGTTCCAAATCGTTTCGCAAACTGCTCTAAAGTTTCCCCTAATGATAATCTTATTAGTTTAATATTTTCTGCAATGTTTGTTCCTTCTGTTTCTGAATATAATGCCATTTCCCTTCTCCTGTAAAAAACTCTGTAATTCCCTTATTATCTATAAGTATGAGTTTGTTATTTGTTAGTAGTTATTATTCTGCTATCGTGTCATATTAACGGTTTTAGCCATTTCTTTCTTCCATGATTGACTGCCTCGATATTGCAGATAAGCATCAAAACCTTTGATTGTGACAAGCTGACCATCGTTTCTAAGGTATTTTTGTTGACTAGGCAATTTTTTCATCTCTCGCCTCATATCTCCCGCTTGCCGTTTTGAACATCCAAAGATGCGTTCTAGTTCTTCATCGTTAGCAGAAATCTTCTCAATGATCACATCTTTAATTCTCACGATTTGAACTGCTTCCATTTTTGCTCCTTTCGTGTTATAATTTCCTTGATAATTTTGTCATGCGCCTGATTGCCGTCAGGTGCTTTTTTGCTATCTCCTTTTCTGCTATAATGAAGCTAGAAAGGAGGATAAAATAATGAAAAAATATATTATTGAACATCTTGCTAATAAGTCATCTACTCTTTCAATCGCTTTCATCAACGGAAAGAGTCATACTTTTTGTACTGTTGTTGACGAAATTCCTGAAAGTCCCAATTTAATTGAATTGAAACTATCAGATGAGCAATATGTCGTGTTAGTCAACATCGACCAAGTTTGTTATATAAACCACAAAAGCTAATCCATAGACTTCAGTAATTTATATGACTTCAATAACTCTGCAACAGCCATAATCGTTGCAGGGTCTTTTTTATCTGCTTCATCCAAAACAGCAGTTACAAACTCGGAAGTTTGATCTAAAACTAATGAATGTTTTGACATATTTCCTCTCCTTTCAAACCAAAGTCCTATATTAGAAATTTTTAAATTTCTCTCTTTTATTTTTTAGAGTAGTAGTACTTGTTGTTAGTTAATATTTATTGTTAGTTAGTATTTATTGTTAGTTAGTATTTATTAGTTCCTTATTTTACAGATTTGTAAAATACAGATTTGTAAAATACAGATTTGTAAAAATCGGAAATGTAAATTCTAACCTGTGGATAACTTTTCTATTGCTTCATCAAGCCGTTGTAACATGATTTCAAATTGAAAATCGGATATTTTTACATCTGAAAAAAATCTGAAAGTCTGAACACCTCGACCTCTACCAAGGCTTTTTTTGATCACACGCATATAACCAGCATCCTCTAACTTTTTTAGATGACGATCAATCGTGTCACGGCCAACACCTTTTCGCTTAGCTATTTCTTCTGGATAGACTTGCCAGTTAGGGTGGTTAGCTAGAACAACCATCATAATACCTACCGCTGTAAACCCCAGTTTTGGATCATTGATAAAGTTATTACTAACAGCAGTATAATTTTCAGTCGCATTCTTGAAAGATAAACTGACAATCTAAATTTTTAAAGTCTGTCATAACTCCTCCTTTTAAATTTGCTATAATTGACTTATCTTATGAGAATGTCAATTTACATGTTCAACCATTTCCTAACCAAATCAGTGCTGTCAACGCTGTTGATGGTTTCAGGAATAGCAGATAACTCTACTATCTTGACCCAATAGCTATCTAGCACTTTCTTATCAACATAGACCGCTTGCTCACATAAGCCGATATGCTCATTAATGACTATCGCCCTACGGACAAGTAGGTCTTTTTCTGTTTCAGCTCCAATATATCCTGCAAGCTCCCCAGAAATTTCTAGATATTTACCAATTAGGCTATTTTCTTGTGCCATAGCGCCTCCTTTCTCTTCACTTATTTTCAATCATTCTTTCTACTTTCTAACCTGTCAGGTATTCCTAATTAAGGAACTTATTGATAAAATACTGTTGTCCTTTGCCTGTGACCTTTGGTGTCTTGTTCACAGTGATATGTCCATCTGCGTGTTGCACGTTTGTTTCCTTGATTTCAAAGAGTTTCAAGTCCATGCTACGTTGGGTTGGCATGTTCCAATCTGAGCCTTTGCGCTTAATCAGGTAGCCATTTTCGCGCATCCAAGAAAAGAGGCGATTGGCACCGATTTTGTAGCCGTTTTGGCTAATGAGCTTGGCAAGTTCGCCAACCAAGATAGATGTATGGCTTGCACTTACTGCGTCTGCAAAGAGGACTTTGGGTTTGTCCGCTTCAATCTGAGCCTCCAGCTTGTGGACTTTCTGATCAGCCATGAGCAATGCTCTTGCCATAATCTTCTCAGGGCTATTAAAGTCTTTTTCTACTTGGATAAAGTATTGTCGGACTTGCTTGCCTCTCTCCGTTCGCTGGATCATAGCAATTTCTTTGGCCATGTCTAGCTTGATGATGTGGTCAGTAGCTTGTCGCCCTCCTGTACTTTTTCCCAAATTTGGGAGAAAGTCCTGACCTTCTGTAAATCCGTATTCCTTCATACGGTCAAACCATGTTGTATATCTTGAATTAACACCCAGCGCCTCATGTAGTTGTCTTCCCGACACTACTGGCTCCTGATTGTCATTCAGGGTTACGTTGATGAGTTCGTTCATGTTATTCCTCCAGCAATTGTTCAAGACGAACATTTAAATAATTTGCAATTGAATTTAGAGTAGTGGCAGATGGCGAACTGTTGTTCCATTTGCTGATTGCCCCGTTACCTAAATCAAGATCTTTTTCGATTCTATAAATCGAAATCCCCTTCTCTGAAGCAATTTCTTTTATTTTGTCATAAATCACTTCCGGCACCTCCTTTTGATAGAAAATTTTATAAGAAAATAAGCATTATTCATTGACAAATAATAGAAAATAGTCTATTATAAGGGTATAAAAAATACAGCTATATCATAAAAACAGATATAACGAAAATCTTGGCGGATTATTCTATTTGTATTTATGTCAGCTGGTCAACTAGCTTACAAAATAAGTATAACGGAAAATTTTCTATCTGTCAATCATTTTAGTAGAAAATTTTACATTATTTTGTAAAGCCTTATTTTTGGAGGTTTTTACACATGACTATTTTAGATAGAATACGCTCGTTAGCCAATGATAGAAAGGTTACTCTTGCCGAATTGGAAAGGAATTTAAATTTTAGTAATGGCAGTCTCAGAAAATGGGAAACTTCAACTCCTAGCGGCGATAAAATTGAAAAAATCGCCGACTACTTCAATGTCTCTACAGATTATTTACTTGGTCGCACAGATAATCCTACCATCGCTAATAAAAAAGAACAATTCTTTTTCGAAGGCAAAGAAGTCGATGTTGAGGAACTTGCCTCTACTGCTATGCGCTTCAATGGTAAACCACTAACTGAAGAAGATAAAAAAGCAATTCAAAACATAATAGAGATCTATCTCAGAAAACAATAATAATCAAAGGTTGGATTGTTTATGACTGAAAAAGAATTTTCTCAAAATCTAGGCATAGATATAGAGATTTTTGAAGATGGTCTATTTCCAGATGAAGCCTTTTACATCCCAGCCCTCAAAACTATGTTTTTGAGTGATGCTATATCTGATGAAAAAAGGGTACAAGTCGCTTTACATGAGATAGGCCATAGAAACCACGCGCCAGATACTTATCAGCTTTTTCGGGAAAAGTGTGAGCTTGAGGCTAATAGGAATATGATCCATCACCTTATGAAAGCTGAGTTGGATATAGCCGAAGATGCCACTACATTTAATTACCTGGTATTTATGGAAAAGTATAATTTAAAAACCATTGCCGATGAAATCATGGTCAAAGAAGAATATTTAGCACTACTTAATTAAAAAAGGAGAGAAAATGAATATAATTGCTATTATCATAATTGTTATTTTTGTTGGAGGTGTCATAGGTGCAGTGATTGATAACCAAAAAAAATCTCCAGAGCAGAGAGAACGTGAACTTGAAGCATTTAGAGAAAATCAAGAGAAGAAAAAGCAAGAGAAAAAGCAGAATATCATCACTTGCCCTAATTGTAAGTCTAAAGATGTGACTTTCTTACAACAAGACAAAAAAGCCTTTTCTGTTGGAAAGGCCGTTGGTGGAGCTGTTTTGACTGGTGGAGTTGGTGCTTTAGCTGGATTTGCTGGCAAAAAAGGAAATAAACAGTGGCATTGCCAAAATTGCGGAAATTTCTTTGAAACGAAATAAAAAAATCCCCACACTCGCCATCGCCAAATCTTGAGTGTGAGGAAATCATGTATAAGAAACAACCATTCAAAAGGTCGTTTTCTTGTACCCATTTTATCAAAAAAGTGAGGTAAAATCAATGTGGATGGAAGAACTTTCCAACGGAAAATACAAATTTTTTGAGCGATACAAAGACCCTTATACTGAGAAATTAAAAAAAGTTTCAGTAACCATGGAGAAGAAAACTCCCCAGGCAAGAAATCAAGCTGCCATCTTGTTGCAGGAAAAGATAAAACAAAAGTTAGGGGAAAAACAACATTCTGTTTCTAATATAACTTTTGAAAAACTATATAAGGAATTTGAGGAAAATTGGAAACATGGTGTTAAAAATTCAACAGTCTATGCTTCAAAAAATGTAAAAAAAGAGATTTTAAAGCAGATAGAGGGCGACTATTTAATTAGAAACATTGATAGACGATTATTACAAAAAGTGATAGATCAGCTATTACAAGATGGAAGGTCTCATAACTATGTTTCTAAAATCAAGTTCAAGCTTAATCAGATAATGAAATTTGCTATCAGAATGAATTATATTGATACAAATGAAATGCTATTTGTTGAAACGCCTAGAAAAGTAATTACATCCGACGAACTCAGAAAGAAAAATACAAAATACTTAGACCAAAAAGAGTTTAAGTTATTCATCCAAAATTTAAAAGACGAGGCCCTATGTGATTATCGAATTACAAAGTATATCCGAATAGCTAAAGTTCTTTTTCTTACTGGCATGAGGTATGGAGAGCTGGCAGCCTTAAACTACAAGGAAGATATAGATTTTTCTAAAAAGACTATTCACATCAAGCATACATACGATTTCAGACAAAAAGAGAGAACTACACCAAAGACAATCAAGTCCGATAGGGTTATAACAGCACCTCAAAAAGTGTTAGATATCATCAAAGAGCAAATAATAGAGAATGCGACAAATGGATTTGATACAGATTTTATTTTCATCAATACTCTAGGAGAACCAATAACAAATGCCAGGGTTATTTGTGCATTGAAAAGACATGGTCAAAAAATCGGCATAGAAAAAAACATAACTACACATACATTTAGACATTCTCACATATCCCTACTTGCTGAGCTGGGCATTCCCTTGACTGCCATCATGGACAGAGTAGGGCATAGTGACTCAAAGACCACACTAGAGATTTATTCTCACGTTACTCAAAAAATGGTATCAGACATATCTAGCAAGTTAGACAAGATAAAATTTTAAATTGTGCCCCTCGTCTGCCCCTTTTTCTTATAAAAGACAAACAAAAACCCCTTAAAGTGTTGATTTTAAAGGGTTTTTAAAGTGCACGAAAAAAGAGCACACAACAATTATAGGCGATACGATAATTTACACTGTTTCACAATACGTTGAAATTTAG